GTTTCCCAGTCACGATCTCGGCAAGGCTTTTCATATCTATAGGCCAAAAGCGGTTGATGCTAAAGGTGATGAGATATGGGCCGAGATTGACATTCGGAATGGTTTTTTGACGATTACGATTGATCGTCAGTGGTTGAACAGAGCTGTTTATCCGGTGACGGTCTGATGGCGATTATCGGTTACAACACGATAGGAAGCAGCACTGATTCGGGCTTTGCTGACGGTTACCATGTGTTTAACGACGAATATAGTGTTTCGGCAGATGGTACGACTGATGTAGCCCAGTTTTATATTTATGGAAGCTCTGCAGGGAGCAGCGCAACGGTTTTGGGCGCTGTTTACGAAGACACTGGGAGCGATCCCGGTAATGAAGACAAAATTTCTACTTCAGACGCCAGTATATCCATAACGGCTACGCTGGGCTGGCATAACGATGATATCACGCCGCCTGCTTTTGTTAACGGAACTACCTATTGGATAATATTTTATAGCGACTCGAATCTTCAGGTTCGATACGACTCTGGCTCTGGTGGCGGGTTTGCGCAAGATACGAATCAAACCGTCATGCCGGACCCGTTTCCGTCTTCACCCAGTAGTCTTAGTCGTGAATATTCTTATTACATTGATTACACTGAGTCTGGCGCAGCGGCCAATCCCAAGGGGCCGCTTGGTCTGCCATTGCAAGGCCCATTTGGAGGGCCGATAGGATAAAGAATCATGGTTCCATATTTCGGTGATTTTCTTGAAGATGATTCGGTATACATTCCGTTCAATACCTTTAGTTCGGATGATCCGAGTGCATCAGTAACGATAACCAATCTAGCCGATGCTGATATACATGTTCACGAAAACGGCGGCACTACGCAAGCCACAACGGACGGCGCAACGGTAGCGATTGATTTTGACGGCATTACTGGTAATCACTTGGTCACAATCGACACAAGTGCAGATGCATTCTATAACACTGGCGCTGATTACATGGTCCGGATGGAAGGAACTACAGTGGATGGGGCAACCATTAATGCATGGATTGGCTCATTTTCTATTGAGAATCGTGCCGGTTCCTCAGCTTTGAGACCTACAGTTGCAGGACGAACACTGGACGTTACCGCAACCGGCGAGGCTGGTGTTGATTTCGATAATACGTCTGGCACCCTGCAAGATGCCGACATTGATACCATTGGCGTTGATGTTTTATCCATCAGCGGAGATAGCACAGCTGCTGATAATCTTGAATTGATGTACGACGGTACGGGCTACACTGCCGACACGGCTCCCGCCAGCCGCGAGCAAGTCAATAACATTTCATCAACAGGTGCTGCGGTAAATGTCAGCCCATTGGCATCGCCAAACGGGTTTGTATTGACGACAGGCTCAGAGGTCAATGATGAGGATAGCGTTGTAGCGCTTGATGGGACTCGGCACGAACTGTCTGATGCAGCTGGCACGCTTGATGCCTATTATGTTTTCGACGTTGGTTCGTCAGATACGCCGACATCAGTGACTTTCACTGGCGTATTTAACGGATCAAACGACGATTTTGATATTTTTGTAAACACTGGGTCCAGCGGCACACCTTCATGGTCGCAGCGCGGCACGCTTGAGGGCACAGGATCATCTCAAAACGCCACACATACCTTTACGTTGTTCTCCGGTGACAAGCTAACCGACGATTCGTCGCGAGTGTGGATCAGGGTGCAGGCAACGGGGCTTACGTCATCGTCTTTCGATGTCGATCAGGTCTTTGTTTCGAAGTCAGTTAATAATCAATCCGTTGGTTATGATGACGCGGCTGTGTGGTTGAATACCACGGTGTCGAACACCAGCACGGAGTCTTTTGTGGATGGCGTTGGTGACAATCCCGTAAGCACCATTGCTGCCGCCCTAACTATCGCCGGTAATGTTGGGTTGTCGCGTGTTCGGGTATTACCCGGATCAGATTTCAGCTTGGCGGCCTCTCTCGATAATTACGCAGTTATGGGGGCGCACTACAATCTTGATCTTGGCTCTCAGTCCATCTCCAACGCATCAATTATGGGGGCAACGATAGACGGCGGCACTATCACGGCGGCGACTGCGCCGATATTCGAGCAATGTATTTTTGATACGAGCATCAGCTTGGTTGCCTCAGTGATTCGAGAATCATTCTTAGGTGATATGACGTTTACCTTGCAGACTGGTGATTATTTCATCAACAACTGTATTGATCGTGCGGACGGTGTTGCAACGCCTATCCTTGATTTTGGTGCGTCGGTCGGCAATACCTCGGTCAATATGCATAATTACTCAGGCGCTGTTGAGTTGCATAACTTCGGTGATAATGGCACGGACGCGCTGATTGTGTCTGGTCGGGCGCGGGTGATTATTAACGCGAACAGCTCAGGTGGTACTGTGACGATTGTTGGTAACGAGGTCACAATTATTGATAACAGTGGTGCTGCAACCATCACTTTCCAGAACATGACGGATGGAATTTGGCGTCAGTTCATGGACGACGGGACGACTGCTTACGACAGAACGTCTGACTCGTTGCAGGAAATCCGAGACAACCTTAGCGGTGGTGCTGGTGACTGGACGGCTACAGAGCGAGAGCAAATCAGGTTCAGACTTGCAATGGATGGTACGCAGACCGACCCAACGACAGGCACTGGAACAATTGAGGATATTCTTGCTGACGTTACCGGTCTAAATGGTGACGCAATGCGCGGCACTGATAGTGCTAACACAACGACTCCGCCTACAGTTGCCGCGATCAGGGCGGAGATGGATAGTAACTCTACTCAGTTAGCGGCCATTGTGGCTGATACAAACGAACTGCAGACGGATGACGTGCCAGGATTGATTGCGGCTCTTAATGATCTATCGACAGCAGATGTTAACGCTCAGGTTCTGGACGTATTGAATACAGACACGTTCGCAGAACCAACGGGCGTTCCTGCCGCAACTGTGACGCTAGCTACCAAGATCGGGTTTTTGTACATGGCGCTACGAAATCAGATTGACGTAACGGCTACCAAGAAAACGTTCTATGACGATGGTGGGGCTGCTGAATGGGAGAAAGACCTGTCGGACGACGGCACCACCTATTCTGAGTCGGAAGCGAATGCGATCTAATGGCGATAGACAATGCTGAGAAACGTAAGTCAGCAATAGGCCCGACTTACCACTACTATAATCCGGGTGTCACGCCGAATGCTGGCACGGATGAAGAGTGGCGAACGCAGTCAGGTCACGGATATTCAGGATTTGTCGGGCAACCAGCAGCGGCTATATCTGGAACGGCGGCTGTAGGTCTTACTGAGTCACAGGTCGTCGCTGGCTCACAAACCATCATAATCACCCTGACCAACGATACATGGGTCACAGCAGGCGCTACGTTCAACGCACAGCGCCAAAACATCATTGATGGCATTACTTCCGCACAGTCTGAGGCCACAGGCTGGAATAACGAGGTTCGAGATAACGAGGTCGTTGGCTCTGTTGTCAGAACGTCTGACACGGTCGTTACGATCACGCTAAGCGCGGCACCTGCTTATGATGTAACGTCTGACGAATCAATTACGGTCACCGTTCCTGCAAGCGCGTTGGTCACCAGCGCCAGTGCTGTAGTCGCTACGCCTGCGTTAACGGTCACAGCAGATGTCGAGGCTGTTGCGAACGCTGGTGGTATTACCAAGGCTAGAAAGAGGGCGGGGCCACGACGGTTCCTCGTAGAGATTGACGGCCAGTTCTTTGATGCTGACAGTGTTCAGGCCGTACAAGCACAGCTGGAATGGGTTAGAAAGCTCGCCAAGGAATCAGCAGAAACTGACGCCACAAAAGAAGCACTAAAGCCAGAATCGAATGTAATTCGCATTGCGCCGCCCAAGGTGAGGGTGACAGAAAACGGAAAACCCGCCAAAAATGCTACAATTACACGGGACGTACAACGTACACAGCGACTGGTCAACAGGGCTTACGCCAAGGCACGCCAAGAGGTTGAAGAGATAAGGCAGCTCGCAACCAGGCGAGAAGCCCGACAAAGACGTATCGCAAAACGCAAGGAAGAGGAAGCGATTGTTTCTCTATTACTGTAACTATGGCGGCACGACTCAATAAACGACAGACAGATTCGACAAGGGCGAAGATTCAGGCTAGTCAGCTTATAAATCGTCTTAAAAATCATGTTCATGCCCTACCAGAATTGCCAAAGCACCTTGTTAAGTGGCTTGAAAAGCATGAAGGTGAGCTGGACAAGATGGATAGTGAGGCTGTAGATGACTTCTACAAGATATTCGACAAGCTTACGATAAAGATGGAATCAACACAGATTAAAGCCGCTGAAATACTGCTAAAAAAATCATTACCCGATCTATCAGCGGTTGATGTGAAAGGTGAGCTGGAAACAACCTCTCGCCTGATTATCAATGAGTAGCGCAGTCGCGTATCAACCGACAGATATCGTGTACGGCTATGATGCTGTACCTACAGTTAAGGCGTTCTCTCGGTCAGACAAGTTCATACGTGGGCTTATGGGTCCGTTTGGTTCTGGCAAGTCATCAGGGTGCGTTATTGAGCTTGTGAAGATCGCCAAGCGACAACCATTGATGGCAGACGGTAAACGCAGGTCAAGATTTGCCGTTGTCAGAAACACTTATCGACAGCTTGAAGATACCACTATCAAGACAGTACACGACTGGTTGCCACCACATGATTTCGGCAAGTACAACAAGACCGACAAGGTGTACGTGATTGACCGGCTCGACAAAGAGATTGAGATCGAGTTGCTGTATCGAGCTTTAGACCGTCCCGAGCATGTCTCTAACTTGCTTTCTCTGGAGCTAACTGGCGCATGGGTTAACGAGGCAAGGGAGATACCGGAGCCGGTCATCAAGGCGCTCAAGGGTCGTGTTGGCAGGTATCCCGCGGTAAAGGATGGCGGTTGTGTCGACCCGGGGATATTCATGGACACGAATCCACCTGATGATGAGTCGTGGTGGTACAAGATGTTCGAGGAAGATCCGGCGGACAATGTTGCGTTATTCAAGCAGCCAGCAGGAGATGGGCCAGACGCAGAGAATCTTAAATATCTTCCGCCCAATTATTACGAGAATCTTAGCGAGGGCGAGGAAGACGAGTTCATCAAGGTTTATGTGCGTGGAGAATACGGTTTCGTCAAAGACGGTAAGCCTGTTTATCCAAACTATAACGACAACCTGCATTGCAAGCGATTCGATATCAACCCAAAGGGAGTGGTCAAACGGGGCTGGGACTTCGGCTTAACGCCATCATGTGTGTTCAGCCAGGTATCGCCTAAAGGTAAGTGGATGATCTTTGATGAGCTGGTATCCGAAGACCTTGGTATTGATACCTTTAGCGATAGTGTGTTGTTGCATTGCGCAGAAAAATACCCGGACGTCGAGTGGGAGGACTATGGCGATCCTGCTGGTTCTACGAAAGCAGAGACTGATGAGCGCACCTGTTTTGAGATATTACGTGGCAAGCAGATACTCATCCAGCCGGGTGAGCAAACGCCAACTATCAGGATAGAGAGCGTCAAAAAGCCAATGAATACACTGGTTGATGGTGGCTCACAATTCATGCTTCATCCACGTTGCAAGGTGTTGCGCAAAGGGTTTCAGGGTCGCTATCAATACAAGAAAATTAAGGTAGCCGGGGCCGCTGAGCGCTTTCATGACAAGCCGGATAAGAACGAATACTCGCATCCACATGATGCGTTACAATATGTTGCAACAAAGATTTTCGGCAATGCTGTGCGCTCAAGAGATCGCACCAAGAGAAAAAGACCGCAGGTTAGACAACAAGGGATTGTGTGATGGTTGCATCAGTTGAGGAAATGGAAGCCCAGCTAGAGGACGAACAGCCCGACTTTGAAGAGCTTATGCGCGCTCAGGATGCGTATGAGGCAGCCAGTATTGGTGGCGATCAAGACGGCGGTGAGCTTGCCATGCAAAGAGCGTTATCTATTGATGCATTTGCTGGTAAGAACATAGAGCCTGCCGAGGTAGGCCGATCACAGGTTGTCGATTTCACGCTGTTTGAGACGATCCAGTGGATGATGCCTAGTTTCACGCGGATATTTGCAGGCGATGACAACATCGTTGAGTTTATGCCGTTTGACGAGCAGGACGAGGAGGCTGCAGAGCAGGAGTCGGACTACCTGAATTACCTCGTAACACAGAAAAACGACTGGTTTACGACGGTGGTTGAGTGGGTGCAAGACACGCTGCTCAGTAAGAACGGTTATTGCATGGCGCAGATCGAGGAGACTTTGCGCACAGAGGTTGAGGAGTATCGTGGGCAATCTGCGGAGCAGGTTTCGTTATTGCTGGATGACGACGTAGAGGTTATTGGTCAACGCCAGTTTGATGACCCTGACTACGACCCTGAACAGGCGATTGTGGTGGACCCTGATACCGGTGAGCCTGTTGTGGACCCCATTACAGGCACGGTGCTTATTGAGCCGCCTGCACAGTTTTTTGACCTGCAGTTACGCCAGTCGAAGCCTAAGAAAACACTGAAGCTCCGGGTTATTCCGCCAGAGCGCACCAAGGTTGATGCAGACTGTACTGATTACACGCTGAAAGAATGTGATTACTTCGAGGTATGGGACAACGTATCGATATCGAGCTTGCGCCAGATGGGCTTTGATATTGACGATGAGATATCAGCGGATACCGAGTTTGACACACTTGAGGACATCGCCCGCGACGAGATTCTGAAGAACAACAACGTTCGAAATGAGCGCAAGACATCTGACAAGGCAAGCCGCAAGGTCAAGGCTAGGTGGATTTGGGCCAGGCATGATTTCGACGGCGATGGCATTTCGGAGCTGATCTATACGCTTCGTGTTGGCGAGGAAATCCTTGATTTTGAGTACGCCACGCGCATTCCCGTGGCATCAATGACACCGTTTATCAACACACACAGGCATATCGGTACGTCTGTTGCTGACCTGGTTTTTGATATCCAGCGCATCAAGACGGCGATACTCAGGAACGGGTTGGATTCCCTGTATTTCTCAAACTCACCGCAACGGGCTTATTCAAAGAAGGTTGATATTGATGATTTGCAGGTGTCAGTGCCGGGCGGTCTGATTGGTGTTGATACAGAGCTACCTGATGTTGCTGGTCATATTATTGATTTGCCGGTGCCGTTTGTATTTCCGCAGGCGCAAGAGGGCTTGCGGCATATGGATACGGTGACCGAGGCACGTGTGGGTGTTAACCGTATATTCCAGGGTATTGACGAGGGGAATTTAAACCATCATGACCGCATTGGTCAGCTGTCAACGATGGCAAGCCAGCGCATTGAGCAGATCGCCCGAATTATGGGTAATGGCATTGAGAACCTGTTTGGTATTTGCCATGAGCTTTTGATTAAAGACGGGCACCAGGCGGAGTCGATCAAGCTGCGCGGTCGCTGGGTTAACTTTGACCCGAAACAGTGGAAGACCGGCAGAGATATGAACGTGGTTGCCCCGTATGCGGCTGGCAATAAAGACTCGTTGCTTGAGCGTTTGCTGGTGATAAAGAACGTGATGTCAGAGGCCGCACAAGCGGGCTTGCCAATGGTGCAGCAAGACAATATGTATAACATGGCGCTTGAGCTTGCCAAGGCTGCAGATATTATGGGCACGAAGTTCTTTACAGACCCGGCCTCGATCCCGCCACCAGAGCCACAGCCTGACCCGACAATGATTGCGCTTGATATCGAGCAACAGAAAGCGGATACCGATCAGCAGAAAGTGAATATTGATTTTGCAGATGTGCAGAATAAGGACGAACAGGCTGCCAGGGATGATGCGCTTGAGCGATTCAAGATCGAGGCGAATGCACAGCTTCAAATAGCACTGGCGGTTATCAAGCAAGGCGGCAACTTTAATCTTGAGGAGCTTCGGGCCAATCTACGGGATGCACCTATCTTGAAAAACAATAAATCACTGGATGCGGCGAATATCACGATCAAGGATATGCAGTCGAGTCTTGAGGAGCTTTTGTCAGCGTCGTTTGCCCGTATCGAGGAGGGTATTGCTGGCGAGAAAGAGCTTATCAGGGACGAGGAGGGCAATATCACTGGCTCAAGGATAAAACGCGCAGATGGCTAGAGACGAAAAGAAACTCAACAAACGACAGCGTGACGCACGTGGCAAACGTGTTGCGAAGTTATTGGAGAGCAAAGAGCTAAAGCAGGCATTCGATAATGTTGAGAATGCTTACACGGATTTGATGAAGGAAATTAAGCCGTCGGACATTATTGGTTTGATGGTACTCAAGGAACGGCTGCATCTTCTCAGGGTGGTTGAGGAAGACTTGTACTCGATGGTCAGGGATGGCCGTGTAGCAAGTTCTCAACTGGCTGAGGATGAGAGGCCCCCGTATCTAGGAGATATATTGGAATGGAGAATGAAGCAGGCACGGAAACAGGCGATCTAACGCCAGAACAACGCATTGAGGCCAAGCTATTCAAGAATATTGATGAGCCGGAGACCACTGAGGCGGTTGTCGAGGAAGTGGTGGAGGAGCCTGTTGAACAGGAGCTTGAGGCCGAAGAGGTCGAGACTGAGGAGGTAGTTGAGGAGCCGACAGAAGAGTTTGTTGAGCTTGAGCTTAATGGCAAGTTTTATGAAGTCCCGCAAGAAATCCAGGATGCGATCATGCGGGATGCGGACTACACGCAGAAAACGCAGGATATTTCGGCGGAGCGCAAGGCGCTTGAGGTCTTGCAGTCGGAGGTCAAACAGCAGAACGAGCAGCACATGTTTCTTGAGTCTGTGCGGGATGAGACTAACAAAGCGGAGAATATTAACTGGCAGATAGAGCAGCTTCGCGACTACATGCGACAGAATATCGACACCTTGTCGGGCAACCAGCTTGAGAAGGTTAGATGGCAGATGGACGAGTTGAATGCTGAAAAGGATGGCATTGTTCAATCTGTCAGGGTAAAGTATCAGGAACATCAGCAAGCGGCGGAGCAGTCCCGCAAGGAACTCCGCGACAACAGCACTGAAGTTCTGAAAGGGCGTATTCCCAACTGGGGTCCAGAGGCTGAACAGCAGTCAATGGATTATGGTCTTGAGATCGGGTTTACCGAGGAAGAGATCAATAATTCTGTTGATCCTCGCGAGAGGCAGGTGCTTTGGGAGGCCGCGCAATACCGACGACTCAAGGCAGGGACCAAGGGGGCCATATCCAAGGTCACCGCAGCGCCTAAAATACGCACCCGCGCACGTCAGACAACCTCTGATGATACAAAGCGCAAAATTTCCGTTAGGAAGCAACTAAACAATACGGCAGACCCGAAACAAAAGGCGAAGATTGTCCAGCAGGATATTGAGAAACGCATATTTGGTTAGGTCTGTCGGTCATAAGGAAATGACATGGCAGCTATTGCAGGAACTTCAAGTAGCTATTCAGTTGGCAGTGGTGGTGGTAACCGGGAAGACTTGTCAGACACGATCTATGATCTGTTTGCAGACGACACGTTTTTCCTGACCAATCTCGACCGATCCAGCTCAAGTGCTACGACACATGAATGGTTGGGTGATTCGCTTGCGGCAGCAGGCTCTAATATTGCAATTGAGGGCGACGACGCAAGTTTCTCCACGATTAGCAATGCGGCTCGCTACGGCAATTACACTCAAATCTTAAAGAAAACTTTTCTGGTATCGCGTACACAAGAAAGCGTAAACAAGGCTGGCCGATCGAAAGAAAGCTCACGGCAAGCTGTAAAGCAAATGCGCGAGCTTAAAAACGATACCGAGTTGGCGATTGTTGGCAACCAGGCCGGTACGGCTGGCGGCACAGGTACAGGCCGTTCTATGGCGGGTATGGAAACGTGGATTGGCGAGGCATCGACATCAGGTGGTGCAACAGCGGCAAACGTTGTTCGTGCCACGACCACGGCAAGTGCTACGACACCAGCGGTTGCATCAGGTGTGCCGGGTACAGCCCCGACTGATGGCACCACGACTGGTGCGTTGACCTCTGGCGCGTTGAATGCCGCACTTGAGGGCGCATGGGAGGACGGTGGTGACACTGATCTCATCGCGGTTGGTGCACAGGTTAAGAATACGATTAACAACCTGACCTCAATTGCTACCCGACAGGTGGACGTATCTCGCACGGCGCAGGCATCTATCACGGGCGCGGCTGATCTGTACGTCTCGAACTTTGGTGTGCATCGCGTACTTTTGCACAGGCATGTCAGGGATTCGGTCGCGCTTTGCATTGATACCTCACTGTGGGCATGGGCTCCGCTTGATGACTTCTTCATGGAGCCATTGGCGAAAACCGGCGATGGTGATAAATGGCAGATTGTTGTTGAGGGTACGCTTGAATCGCGTAACTACATCGGCAATAGCAAGGTCGTCGCAATCGCTTAAAATCTAGTCTTGAGCTTCGTCTCAAGTGATGGAACAAGGATGTTCTATTATGGCGCGCAGGGATTCGTCTCTGCGCGTCTTTTTCATGGAGGATTGGACATGGCAGAGGGATTTGATTTTGTAGAAGACCCGGTTTCAACCAATCGATGGCGGAGAGTTGTTGTTGCACCTGATCGGTATAGAAACATTAACTCGGCATCGACGACCACGCTTTTGAACGGGGCTGGTGTGTTGAGGCGAGTGATTATCAACGAGGCTGTGGCATTGGGTACGGTGACGATTTACGACAATATAGCGGCATCAGGCGCGGTTGTTGGCGCGATAACCTTTGGCGCGGCCTTGTTGCAGTCGCTGATACCGATTGAATACAACTGTCGTGTTGATACTGGGCTGACCATTGTGACCACAGGGACTATTGATTTAACGGTGATTTATCGATGAGAGAGCTTTTAGGTTGGAATGCGGATAGGGGGACTTGGTACGAGGCTGAGTTCGAGGACGATGGCACGGTTCATATCGAGACATTGCAGGACTTGCAGCCTGTTTTGGACTATATAGACAGGCGTCGTAACTCTAAAGATATGGACCGAGGCATAAAGCATGATTGGTGGCATTACTGCATGATCCCCGCAGAGGTTGAGCTTGAATTGAGACAGAAGGGCATCAACATTTACAAAAAGGAACAGACAAACGAGCTTTTAAAAGAGATTGACCAGAACTATCCAAAGCTAAAGCTGACCAGAAAAACCCATAGAGTGAATTTGTCTTGAGCAAGAAAGATGACCTGCTGCTAGCCCAGCAGCTATCAAAGCAAAGCGACCTTGATGGCTCTTATCGAATTGCTGATAAGTACCTGAGAGAAAATCCCAATGACGTCGACTGGCTGATGGTCATGGTCTATATCATGCTTGAGAGTGGCAAGCCTACGATTGCCTACAACCTTGCCAAGCGTTGTGTCGAGCTTGAGCCACAGAATCCTTCCATGTATCTGAATTTCGGTATGGCCGCTAACGACCTCTGGCGTGGCGTTGAGGCAGAGCGCATGTATCGGCGTGGCATGAAACTGTCACAAAGAACGGACCAGCTGTGTAAATTCCTGATCAACTTGTCGGGCGTGTATATCGATAACGGCAGGTTCGAGGAGGCAAAGGGCTTGTGCGAGAAGGTTTTGGAGATGAATCCGGAAAGCCGCAAGGGCAGGGCTAATCTCGGGTTTTGCCAAGTCGCACTGCAGGAATGGGATGTTGGCTGGCCGAATTACCGACTGTGTTTGGGCACGGAATGGCGGCCGAAAACGCAATATGGCAACGAGCCTGAATGGGACGGTGTTTCACGTGGAACAATCGTGCTGTATGCCGAGCAGGGCATAGGCGACATGATCTGTTTTGCGTCAATGCTGCCAGATATGATCGCGTGGTGTGACGAGAATGACTCTACAGTGGTCTTAGACTGCGACTGGCGGCTTTACACGCTGTTTAAGCGATCATTCCCTGATCTGGCTATGTATCCGACAGCGGGCGTTACAGCGGAAACCATGCAGCCTCAGTGGAAGTGGAAGGATGAGCACTGCCAGATTGATTATTCCCTGCCTATGGGCCAGTTGGCTGAGTATTTCAGGACCAGCAAAGAAAGCTTTCCCAAAGAACCTTTCTTGACCCCGGATGCTGACGAGGAGTTCAAGTGGCGGGCGTTGTTTGATGCCAAGAAAAAGCCGGTGATTGGCGTGGCGTGGTCTGGTGGTATGCCAAAGACCGGCGCACACCTGAAAACGCTGGATTTAGAGCAATTATTGCCCTTGTTCGAGGCGATTGATGCGCATTGGGTATGCCTGCAATACAAGCCTGCAGGCGCTGAGATCGAGGAGTTTAAGGAAAATCACCCCGATATTGATATTGTTGAGTACAAGAATGCGACTCTGAACAAGGACTACGACATTACAGCGTCTTTAGTGGCCTCTCTGGACGCGGTGGTGAGTGTGCCCACTTCTATTGTGCACCTCGCAGGCAGCTTGGGTGTGAGAACGATAGCAATGGAAGCGAGAATGCGGTGTTGGAAGTTTGAATCTGGGAACCCCTTTCATCCAATAACCGCGCAAATACCACACTCTGATGACTGGAATGCCACCATCAGGGAGACCGCGAGTCATTTGGAGGATTTATGTTTACTGTCAGTGATAAAGAGCGATTCTGGTCAAGGGTTAACATCAAAAGACAAGATGAATGCTGGGAATGGCAGTTCGGAAAGACAAACGGATACGGCAGCTTCCGTCTGAGAAAGTATTTGTCTGCAATGTACAGTCATCGTATTGCCTACGAATTGGGGAATGGCCCAATACCAGAGGGCTATCAGGTTATGCATAAATGCGATAACAGGGCATGTTGCAATCCAAAACATCTAATACCGGGGAATAATAAGGCGAATATTGCGGATTCGGTAAAAAAAGGCAGGAGAAAAGGGGTTAGGAGGAGAGCGCCACTAGGAACGAGAAGACCACGAAAGGCTGACACAGAATCTTGTTGGAAGTGCGCTAGGGATAGAATTGTTGATCTTGATAGAGTTGGTATATCAAAAAAAGAAATAGCAGCGTGGCTTGGGTGCTGTGTTGTGACCGTATATAGACAGTTAGATTTATACAAAAAGCACGGTATTCCGCAATGAGCCTTGCAAAAATATTCGTCGGGTACGACCCTCGCCAGCCAGTAGCGTACAACGTTTGCCAGCACTCGATTGTCAGCAATGCATCAAAACCTGTCTCGATAACACCGCTGATACTGTCGCAACTGCCTATTTCAAGGCGTGGATTGACAGAATTCACGTTTTCACGCTTTTTGGTGCCTTATTTGTCGGGTTTTGTTGGAAATTCCGTGTTTTTGGACCCGGATATGATCGTAACGGGCGATATTTGCGATCTTTTGGACGATGTGGACTGCACAAAAGGCGCGGTGCACGTGGTCAAGGATCAACCTGAGTTTGAATGGCCGTCTATGATGGTTTTTAGCAATATGCGCTGCAAAACGCTGATGCCCGAGTATGTGGATAACCCTGAGAACAACCTGTTTGACCTGAATTCGTGGTCAAGACAGGGGGTTGGCGAATTGCCGGCTGAATGGAATAAATGTGTGGGATATGCCGAGATGGATGGCGCAAAGCTATACCATTTCACGGAAGGATTGCCGATATGGCCCGAGACAAAAGGCCGGTACGAAGACGAAATACACTGGAACAACGCATTTCGACATGCACTTTCGTCCTGTAGTTATATGGAGCTAATGGGTAATTCAGTGCACGAACAGCGGAGGCAGAATGGCAATACCTAAGCATGGCTGTAAATATTGCAATGCTCAAAGTCCGGGCAAGGTTTTGTTGCGCTTGCCGTTTTTTTTGGTGGTTTGGGTTAGTGCATCTAATGGGTATTTTTTAGAGTTTAGACGCTTGACGCATGACACTCTATTCCCTGGAATTATTCTTCATGAAGAGCCATTGGTTTTTTTATTTCAGGTTGGAAAATGCTAATAACTGACGACTACAAAGCGCAACAAGCTAAGCTACACGCGGTAGGTAATTATGGCGTGACTGCGCAGAAATACGGCAAGACTGTGTCAGATATCATTGATCGGCTGGAAATCGACCATGTGCTTGATTATGGCTGTGGCTCGAATAAGTCGCTGACACAAACGCTAAAGCCTAATCGCAATATCGTGTATCAACCCTACGACCCTTGCGTCCCAGAGGTGTCAGACGACCCATCGCCTGCAGAGATGGTGGTGTGTATTGATGTGTTGGAGCATATAGAGCCTGAGCTGCTGGACGATGTGCTGGATCACCTGCACGAAATGACAGAGCGCGTGTTATTTACATCAATCAATACCGGCCCTGCAGGCAAGGTGCTGGACGACGGAAGAAATGCCCACCTGATACAGAAGCCTATGTCGTGGTGGTTACCGAAATTGTTTGAGAGGTATATAATACAGACAGTCCAAGCCGCAGGTGCGCAAGAGTTTTTTGTGATTGCCCAACCGTTAAATCTCGGCATTGATTTGCCTGATATGGGGCCACAGCCTGTTGCTGACGAGGTAATTATTACCTAAGCACATGGAGGTGCGTCATCGCAGTCATAACGAACTACAGCACACTGCAGACCGCGATCGCGGACTATCTTGCCAAGTCGGACCTGACTACGTTCATCCCGAACTTTATCCAGTCCACTGAAAACAAGTTGTATCGTGAGCTAAATCTCCGCAACGAAGAGTCATCGCTATCTGTCGCTGTATCCAGTGGGAGCGCGACGATACCGACTGATTTCAAGGGCTTGAAAATTGGCTTGGTGGTTGAGTCTCCTACAATTCGCCTGCAGTGGACTACCCTTGAATGGATGTATGACAACTACCCGGTTCGATCAGGGTCGAATACACCGTGCTTTATTACTCGCGAACGAAATTCATTTATTTTTGGTCCCTATCCAAAAGACTTCACGCTTGGCGGAACGTATTACGCCAAACAAGACAACTTGCATACATCAGACAACAGTTGGTACGTGCTGAATGCGCCTGAGCTGTTGCTGTATGGGTCGTTATTTGAGGCGCACAAGTTCATCAAGGATTTCGACAACGCCAATCATTGGCTCGGTATGTTTAATGACGCAAAGCGGTCGGTCATTGAGGAGGAGAGAAACACAGCATCAACGCGCGGGCAGAAGCAAGCAAGGCCCGGCTAATGTCTTTAGTTAAACTCGACTTCCTGAACTGGAGACCAGACCTTGAGGATGAGCGTCACGACGGGCTATTAACGGCAGACAACGTTATTCACTCTCCCGAGGGATACCTGAATTTTGAAACAGCCACAGAGGCTGCTTTTGCGACGACCACGTGGTTAGCGGGATGTCCGTCGATCGTGGTCAAATCAATCGGAACCAGCGACCAGCGTATTGCCGCGTACTTGCATAACGGCGTTACTGCAGGTCTTGGCTTTACCATCGATATGAGTATTGGCATTGTTTCTGATGGCCTTACCACGGTTGGTAATTACACGACCTTTACCAGCTCAACCATCACATCAGGATTTACTGGCAATAATATCTCTGCATTCCAGGTGTGTGAGCTTGACGACAAAATTTTCTTTACCGCACAGGCGGAGTTACCAACTACCACGGTGATCAACGCGTCAGCGCCTGTGATTACGATTAACGCCACTGGATACGCGACGATATGAGTAAGTTTAGCTATGACTTGCCCGGATCAGGTGGTGGCACGTTTGCAAGTGCTGGGCCTGCGTCTGTTGGCTGCGCGACGGTTCGAGACCATGTTTTCGTGTTGCCATCGGCTAATCGTTATTCGGTCAGGTGGTCTGCGATTGGTGATCCAACAGACTGGCCTGTGGCTGATACCAACGATGCCAGAACCAAGCAATCTGGATTGCAGGTGTTCCCGAATCAGCATGGCGTTGTTACGGGCGTTGCGGGCAATGATTTTTTTGCCTACATCTTTCAGGAGCGGGCGGTCTGGAAGGCTAATTACGTCGGTGGTGATGTTGTGTATTCATTCAATGCTTTTGAGGAGGGTCGCGGTTGTTGGCGACTTGCCAGGTTTGAGCGCGTTGATGACGCGGTGTTTTTCGAGTCTGAATTTGCCTATCACGTGGTTGAAAACGATGTTGTTTCTGACATAGGTTTTGGCCTTGTCGATAAATCTTATCCGGCCACAAGCTAATGGCGATATCGAGACCCGCACAACCTGAGCAGAAAAACGTTTGCGTCAATCCGTCGATGAACACGGTGTTTTTCCAGTCGCAGGCGCTTGCCTATAACTACAAAACCCAGCAGTGGACACGATTGCCTGGTGCTTCAACACATCGATGGTATTCAGTGCAAGACCCGACGCGTGTTTTGGGCATGGTGCAAGAGTCTGATCAGGCCATGATGATCCACGATTCAAGCTCAACCGCTGCCACACCGGCGACGGCGACAATGGTCACGGCAGATTTTGAGATGGACCCCGGATTTCAATCGACTGTGGATGGTTGTCAGCCACTAGGCGATGGCATTTCTGTGTCATCGGTTCGTATGGGTGTGGCGGACTTGTTGTCCGATAGCGTGACATGGTCAACCGGGTCTGCGTTGAATACGCGCACAGGATTTGCGGGGTTCAGGGGTGCAGCTAATTATCCTACGGGCGCATATCATCGTGCGGAATTAACGTATACCGGTGGATTTACGACGGTGTCAGGGGCTTATTTTGAGTTCTTCAGGGCGGGCAGGGTGTGAGGGCTAACGGTCACGCAATCCTGGATCGACCGCGATTGATGTGGTTTCGGTCTGATGACATTGTTGGTATGTGGGGCGTTATTGAACCGTACATTGAACGCGCGCTATTGCCGGGGTCTATATATTCGGTAGACGACATTAAAAGCCAGTTGATAACCGGCCACATGCAGTTATGGGCTTATGGAGAGTTCGAATTCGACTGCATGCTTGTGACGAAATGCGATGAAGAATGCCTTTTGCTCGCCCTTTCTGGCCGAAATATGTCGGATTGGCTGCATCATTTACGGCCTGTTGAGAGCTGGGCCAGATCTTGCGGCGCTCAAAAAATGCGGATTCATGGCCGAAAGGGGTGGATACGCGTCTTAAAGGGTTATAATGCCGTAGGGACTGATGAGAACGGCTTTCATATTTTGACAAAGGAACTGACAAAATGACTAGCGGGCCACGGACGACCACGGGACAAAGCCAAAGCTCTGTATCACAGACCAACGTCAGGAATAACCCGTTTTTGGACCGATCACTGGGGCTGGGCGTAGGCGCTACAAATAACGCGTTTTCACTGGGTCTTGAAGACGCTAACACGCTTGCGGCGCAGGACCTGACTGGTCAGACGCTGAGGGGTGACTTTTTAGGCGTAAATAATCCCGGGTTGCAGGCGGAATTTGATCGTGGCGCTGATGCGATTACTCAACGTCTGAATTCAAGTTTTTCTGGCGCTGGCCGAAATATTGCGGCAGGGCGGCCTGTGGCCGCTGATGAGCTTGGTTCTTTGCGGGCCGGCCTGTTTGGTCCTGCGTTTGAGAGAGAGCGCGACAGACAAGTAGCTGCGGTCGGGCAGGCCCAGCAGTTAAACCCGCTTGATAATTTCCTCGACAGGTTGGGCCGCCTTAGCGGCGTGGCAGGGAGGGATGTTAACAGTGCGGACGCATCGACGGGCAGCAGCACCACCAAAGAGAAGCTTTCTGTGTTGGATCGGGTGCTTGGTGTTACGGGGTTATTCTGATGTCGTCTGTTAACCCATTTCGATTTGATCCGCTAGCGAGGTTCCGCGATCCACGCAGCGTTGATGACTTGCTACGCAGGCCCGAAGACTTTGGGGCCACGCCAGGCATCGTTCCACAAGGGTCTATTCCGCCGTCATCACTGCCCCCTGCATTACAAACGGTTGCAGCCGGGGGGAATAAAACACCAGCCTCCCAAGCCGCGAACTCTCCGGCTGCGCCGACCTTATCGCCTGTCGACCTGATCTTGAGTAAAGCAGGCCGTGTCGGCGAGTTCTTACAACCTGTTGCTGATTTTGGTGGTCAGCTGGGCGATAGCTTTAGAAATACGGCCAGATCAGGCGCGCTGGCCGGTGTTGCACCTAATTTCACTCGCGGTGTACTGGCAGGTGATCAGAACCGTCGCGCAGATGAAAGAGCTGAGCTTCAAAGGCAGCTGATCGAGTCAAGGATTGGGCTGCAGGGAGCGCAACAGGCGGCAATTGAAAACCCAGCCAATGCAAATCCCGCCGGCGCAAATGTTCAGTCTACATTCGAGGGTGCCAATGGAAATATGTTCATGGTATTCAGGGACGGAAGAGACCCGGTAGATACCGGAATTCCGTTTAGAACTGGCGTTCAGTTAGTTGAGCAGCCCGATAAGTCTGTTGTTGCTGTAGATACAACCACAGGTCAAGTGATTGGAACCCCTATAACGCCAGAGCAGGCAGCCAACGCATCCACTACAGAGCAAATAAGACAGGATGAAACAAAAGCAAATATAGAGCTTCCAGAAAGGCTGGCCAAGCTTGATTCAACGACCCGCAGATTGGGTGATGTAACCAAAAAGATTGATGATGCAATCGACTTGGTTAAACCAAGCACGGTTGGCGTTGAGGTCGCCAGGGCGGGCCTGCCGGGGTTTCTTGGCGGGGAGGTCAGAACATTAAGCAAGGCCATAGAAAGCCTGCAGGCTAATTTTGGTTTCGACACGCTACAGGAAATGAGAGCCGCATCTCAATCAGGTGGCGCATTGGGTCAGGTATCAGAAAGAGAGTTGAATTTACTGGTTAACGCTTTGGAGTCCATTGATCAAGGAGGCGACCCAGTTGTATTGAGGCAGAATCTGGAGGCCGTGAAGGCTCATTACAACAATTACATTAATGAAATTGAGAGAATGAAAGATGTTTTGAGTCAAAGGGCTGGACAGACAACTGATGAGTTCGAGGGGTTTAGCATTGTCGACGACGAAAGTTAACACCCCGAATGGCGTTATTACTGTTACGCATCCAGAGGGGGCTACAAAAGAACAAATACTGAAATTTGCGCAGGCCCAGTTTCGTGCAGAAAACTCTTTGCCAGTATCGCAAGAGCTGGACGCACAAAACCCTTCGACAACCCTGCCAGAAGATCGGCGACAACCTTTTGTTCAGCCAAGAGGCTTGGCTAGCTCTGGATTGATTGGCCTTGCCGAGGGAGTTGCGTCTATTGCCACATCTATTCCTGCCTCTGTCGCTGGCGGCATTGGTGGCGGTTTGTCATTGGCTAGCACTGGCGACCCTGATTTGGCTGCTGATGTAGTTAGAAACCAGTCTGAAGCATTGACCTTTCAGCCTAGAACGGATCAAGGGAAAAGAACAGCGGAAATAATCTCTGCTCCATTTCAGGCGATTTCATCTGGTATTGATCGAGCATCAGAGTTTTTGGGTGCCGACAACCCTGTTGTACAAACTGCATTCAGAACCTTAATTGAAGGTGGCCCGGCAATATTTGGATTGAAAGGAAAGCCTGCCAGGTTAAGCTCAAAAAGCGAGATCGCAAATACAGCGTTAGATCAGGGCTATAAGCTCCCTCCGTCTGACGTTACTGGAAGCACCGCTGCTAGCGCAGTAGAGGGATTTGCTGGAATTGGCAAGGTTCGTCAGAACGCAGCTATTCATAATATGCAGATTAATAATCGAAATGCCAATAGAGCGCTGGGCCGTCCAGATAACGCGCCTTTGTCGATTGAGGATATGAAAGCATATCGACATGACCAAAGTGCCGCTTATAACGTTTTGAACAATTCTGGAACTATAACACCAAACATAAAGTTTAAACGCGATTTGAGCAGCGCGGTATCAAGCCTGAGAAGAGCATCAAATGATTTCTCTGTGCTAGCAAAGCAGGAAACTGGCGTTTCTCAAGCGATAGATATGGCAAATGGACTTAGGGTGCAACAGTTTGACGCGTCATCAGTAGTCCCCACTACGCAGATTATGCGTGGTCTTGCCGACCAAGCCTTTGATAACGGCCAAGCAGGGCTAGGCAATGCCTATCGAAAAATGTCCAGAGCTATAGAGGACGCAGCAGAATCACATTTATCTAATGTTGGTGGCCCCGATGTTGTTAGTCAGTTCAGGCAGGCACGGCAAAATATCGCTCAGTCTTATTCGGTTCAGCAAGCCCTTGAGGGAAGCAATATAAATATCGCCAAACTAAGAACACAAAGACGAAATGATGCCCCGTTATCTGGAGAGCTGGAATTTATGGCGAGGCTTGCTGAGGAGTTTCCAAAATCTACGAAAATAGTGACAGAGCCATCTCCGACAATATCCCTTATTGATGCTGCGGTAGGTGCAGGCGCTTTGTCTAATGACAGCTTGTTACTGAACTCAATCGGCGCTGCAACTTTGGGGCGACCAGCGATCAGGGCTGGGTCGTTATCGCCGGTGGGACAGCTAGCCGCAAGACCCTCGTCATCCGTGTTCCCGAATCTAGTGCCGGGCGCGGTTGCATCAGGCGTTCTTAGTGGACAAAGGCCCGTCAGAGATCAGGGCAGGACTATTCAGGAGCAGCTTATTGATGAGGTGTTACAGAGATAATGGTCCAGCAGCGCCGACAGCGCAGGTTTCAGTCAGGAGAAATACAAGAGCCTGGGCTTCCTCCGCGCACTGTCAGGCTGTTTGTTGACGATGTTTCAGAGGTCGAGAGCATTGTCACTGTCGCAACCACCACATACACGGTAGAAAGCGCTGTTTTTGTGATGGTTGATGACGACACAGCCGGGGCCGCTGTTACGGTAACGCTGCCGCCGGTCAACGAAATGACCGGCAAGACGATAACCGTCAAAAAGCTTGGCACTACCGGAAGCGTAACCATCGATGGTAATTCAACAGAGCTGATTGATGGGTCTGGAACTAACGTCCTGTCATCTCAATATGATTCTGTGACGATAGTGTCAGGAACTGATGAGTGGTATGTGATATGAGCATCAGGCGAACAACAGATTTTATTGCTGTTCATTGTTCTGCAACAAAGGCATTTCAAGATATTGGCGCAGCAGAAATACGCAAATGGCATGTTGAGGACAACGGGTGGTCGGACATTGGCTATAACCAGATTATTCGAAGATCGGGTGCGATTGAGCTTGGCAGGCCACTACATCTGGCCGGTGCGCACGTTAAAGGCTACAACAATAGATCTGTTGGGGTTTGTCTGATTGGCGGGCTGGGTGCGGCAGGAGAGCCGGAAGATAATTTTACAGAAGCGCAATATAGATCACTACAACTTACACTGGATTACTGGCTGGCTATTTATCCAAATGCGGTTGTTAAGGGCCATAGAGAGTTTCCAGGCGTTAGTAAGGCTTGTCCGTGTTTTGATGCAATAGAGTGGTGGAATGATGTCAATAGACAAAGAGCGGCTTAAAAAGGTTTTGCCAAGATCAATAAGCCTGGTTAAAAAATACCCTTATGTGTCGGCCACTATGGTTTTGTTGGGCGCGACGATAATGGCGGCGATCTGGTGGGCATCATGATTGGCGATGTCCCGCCTGACTTTCCAAAGTTGTACTGGCTGGCATGGTTAATTATTGGGTTTGGTGCAATGGAGTATTACGCCATTTCAACAGGCCGACTTAACTGGACGTTCTCTTATTTCGTTTACTGGATCATAGGGACGGGCGAGGAGCATAGAGAGTGGTTTAGGTGGCTTGCTCGCGGGTTGTTGGGCGTGTTTTTCATTTGGGTTATCCAGCACTTTTTTACTGGCGGGAATATATTTAAATGACTGAGCTTCTAAGCAAATTTAAAAAGAAATTCTCCCTTGCCTGCATGTTTTGGGCGACAGGTACTTATATTGCGGTTGAGCAAAGTTCTGCGCTCGGCGAATACACGGCATTTACAGTGATTGTGCTGGGGTTATTCAAGGCTAGTGATGTGGCTGACAAAAAACTCAACGGTGGTCACTACTAATGCCTTATGGTTTGTTGATTAAATTTGGCCCTTATTTCGTTATTGGTGCACTGCTGGTGTTATATTTGGGAAAGAGGGACGAATTAGCGTCAGCAGTGGAGCAATGCAACAATGACAAATTACTTGCGATCGCAGACGCGGAGAAGGTTGCACGCAGAACGGTTGAGGAGGGATTTGCCGAAAGACTTCGGCAGCTCGAACGGAATGCCGCCACGGCTAACGAGGCGCGAGCAATTGCTGAACAGGCCAGAATCGAGGCCGAATCAAGACCGGAACGAATCAGAGAGGTAATCAAGCGTGTCGAGGTTGAAAACGAGTGTCTTTCTACTGCTATTGACCCTGCTGTGCTTGACAGCCTGCGCAACTGAGAAAATCGTGGAAAACCCCGTGGTTGTCGAGGTTCCTGGCCCTGTTGAGTATATACCGGTGCCAGCAGAGCTTTTGATCCACAGGGAGAAATCTACGATTCCTGATGGCATCACGTATGGCGATGGATTGACACTTTGGGCGGCAGACCGCGCTACAATCGATATGTTGTTGGGTCAGATTAGAGGGATAGAGGCGCTACATAACGCCGAATAAACTATGGCAAGTCTTGGTGAAAACTTAAAGAACCATCCCGTTGCCTCGCTAGTGGTTGCGGTTGGCGCTATTGCTGGCGCGTTGTTGGCTATTCTAACATTTACGGGCGAACTGGATGCGATGGTCGTATCAGAACCTGAGCTGCAGATATTTTTCGATGAGCACGAACAGCATCCGCACGCTGCGGCCCAGCAGCAAATCGACGCATGGAAGGACCAGTCCAGCTGCGAGTCTATCGATATACGCATTGCGATTCTTGAGGACCAGATTTACCGCATGGAGCAAGATAATCCTGACTCTCAGAGGCTGGTGGATAAGCGCCGAGAGTTAAGAAACCTTGAGTCTAAGCGACGCAATCTGAACTGTGCCAGGT